TGGGCCGGGGGCTGAAAAAGTCGCGGACCTTGCCAATCATCCCGACCTTGCGCTCAACTGCGCCGTGATCGGTTTCTTGACGGGTCTTTTCGGCATCCGCGAGGGTTTGGATGGTCTTGGCTTCCGAAAGCTTGGTATCGGCCACCGCCTTGCCAGCAAGGGCCTTGGCTTGAGCCGCTGCCGCCATGAGCGCCTCAGCCTGCGGATCAGGAGCCTGGTCCTGCTGCTGCGCTTGGTCGATTTGGTCCTGTTCGTCCTTGGTCGGCTGAACAAGGCCAATGCTTAGGGCCTTGGTACGCATCCACGATTGCAAGTCTTCGACGCCCTCCCCGTCCATATTCAACATGGCCGTCATCATCATGGCGCTGGCCAGTTCGGGGTCAAACCCTGCCACCACCTGCGATCCATTGATCAGGGTCTTGACCGTCTTGTCTCGGCGCGTCGTCGTCGCCTCGGTTACATCCGAGATCACCCGATACTTACCTTTGGCTAAGTCGTTGCGGATCGAATAGCGGCCCTGCGGATCGGTGAAGCCCTGCTTTAAAACGGTAGTGTCTTGCTCACCGTCGCGGCCCATGGTCTCGACCTCACGGCCCTCCTCAACATAGATGTCACGCGCCATTGAAAGCCAGACCTCACCGCAGCGTTGCCAGGACTGTTTCATATTGTCCATATAGATACCGGACTTGGCATCAACGCGGGTTGCGGCAAGGTCCATGGCCTGAGCGGATACGTTCGCCTTAGTCTGGTCGGCTCCATTATCGGCTGACGTGATCTCAGCAATGTCAGAGCCGGTGATCTGAATCAGGGCGCCAAGAACCGGCGATAACTGCGGCGGGCTAATCATGCCAATCGGCCCGACAGGCTGCGTTGAGCCGTCCGCATTGACCGTTGGGTTGATTAGGGCATAGGGCGCGCGATTGATATTGGCATCGGCCCACTTGGCCTCATGCCCGGCAACCTGCTCTGGCGTAAAAATCGGGCGCTCTGTCGCAGCCGTGGCAGCGGTCTCAGTCAGCTTTGAGATTTGTGCGTTATAAATTCTCTGCGGGTCTTTGGCCAAACGCACATGCCCGCGCGTCCGCTCCATATTGTCGATCCACCACCGCTTTCCATAGACCGGAATAATCGGGATGCAGTCACCCGCAATGATCTGGCCTTTCTCAGGGCCAATGATCGCGGCACCAGACAGGACATATTTGCGAACCCGACGGCGCTTAACCATGCGAACCCGCAATTCACGCCAGCCCTCAATAGCCAGTTGCTCAAGGTCGCCATCGGTCAGATCGGAGGCCCATTCCCGGCGCTCCTCTTGGGTGGTGCGGTTCTGCAAGACGTGCAGCTTTTCGGCCTTAACCTCGACGGTGTAATACTCGGCAACCCGCACAACATCGGGCGTGAACCAATCATAATTGGTCTTGAACAGCCCCTGCGGCCAGTCGCTATCATGGTCCAAGCCGTACTCGCGCTCAAACTCCGCCTTGGCCATTGAAGTAATGACAATGCACCACCGGGCATCCGACTTGTCGTAAAGGCGCGCGTTCGGGTCCCAGAACACCGATTGATCTGCATCCACAATGGATTCAAACGCAATCCGCTGGTGGTCAGTGTCAGGGTCAAATTCGTCTGCATAGACATTGGTCAGACGCCAAGCGCCGATACCGCCCTGGACGGCCTCTTCAAAAGCGTTGTCGGTTGCCTGCTGGCCTTTGGAGACATAGAAGTCGGCGCGAAACATGCCGTCTAGGGTGTCGGCGGTTTTCTCATCGGTGCCCTTACCGACGCCACGAAAATCCACAATCATCCGATTAGCGCGATAGTCGGCAATGATCTTTTCAACGCCCTGGGCGGTCTTGTTGACCTCGACCATGATTGAGTTAGCGAACTGATCCCCCCAAAGGCCTTCCCACTGCGCCCCGGCTATGGAGACAAAGCGGCGGTCCTCAAGGTTAAGCGCCCGCTCCTCGGCACAGGCCGCAACCACGCTTTCGAAATCCGCTATGGCGCGGGCGTGAATATCCTCAGACCCTTCGGTCTTTTCGGCCTCATCAATGTCAGGTTCTGATATGCCGGTCATGTCGCCCCGCTCGGTAGGGTTCCGGCATGGGGCGGTAATCGTAGCAGGTCAAAGTCAGCAACAGGGCGGCGGCAATCGCTTAGCGCCGATTAAACGCGGTCGAAATCTTTGGAATTGCCGACGACACTGGGGCCTCTTTGCGGGGGCTGACAATCGCGGGGAACAACTCAGCCAGGGCCCAGATCAATGCATCTGCCCGGTTAGGCGATCCGCCGCCAAGATAACCGTTGGTATTGAAACTGGTTAGTTCCCCTTCAAGCTCTAGGAACTGCCCAACATGGCGCACCTTACCTTGCTCGTAGAGGGCGCTGAAAGGCTCGGCGCGTACAGCCTTGCCCCGTGTCGCTGTAACCTGCTTAAAGGGCGTCCTGGGCCTTGCGGTCTGGATGGTCGCATTGACCATGGCCCCGCCATAATTGACCTCGCCCACCACAATATCAGCCTGGTGCCGATCAAAGGCATCTGTGGCGACACGGCCCCAAACCGCAGGCCCCGCCTTCACAGTGCAGTCCTCCTGGACATAGACCACCCCGTCAACGCCAAGGCCAGCCACCACGATCCCGATAGCGTCATTATCGGCATTGTCCACGTCGCCGGAACCAGAGGGGTCAACAGCCACCACAACGCGGATAAACTCAGGTACGATCCCGTCAGACACTCGCCATTTCTCAATGACCTCATCAGTGAACAGAGCGCCGGGCGTGGCGTCCCCGAACTCGCCATCTAAGAACCGCTTACGCAGCCGGGCGGATAGGCCCTTAAGGGTGTCGATATAATCATCTGACACGTTAGCGGCATTATCGGCGGGATTGATCTTGAAATAGGCATAGTTTTCGGGATTGGCTAACGGCAAGCCGGTTTCAACATCAACCTTTTTGACAAAAACCTTATAGGACCAATGCCCCTTAGACGGCGGGTTTTCGTCGTAATATATCCTAGGCCTGAGAGGCGCGGCCTCCATACCCCTAACGGACTGCATGACGCTTTGCGCTAGCCGGGTAATGGCCACCTGAACACTTGCCCAAGGTATTTGGCTGCACTCGTTGAAATAGATGGTGACAAATTCCATGCCAAGGATTTTTTCCGTTCGCTCGGCATCGTCCAGCCCGGCAAACCAGACCTGTGATCCATTCGGTAAGGTCATATACCAGTCGGTCTTATTCATCGTCCATGTGACGCCCGCAAACGCAATCCGCATGACCTTGGGCAGGGTGTCAGAGATAATCGAAGCCTTGATAGCATTGAAGCGATATCGAAAGATCACATGGCGGCTGTCAGGCGCTTTCAAGGCCCGCAAAACCACATTGCGAACCAAAAGGAATGTCTTGCCAGACCGCGACCCACCAAGCAGCATCAAATGCTTTGCGGGCCCGGCCAATACGATCTGAGCCTGCGCCTGCTTATCTGTCAGCCTAAAGCTCAAAGCTGACTATCTTCTGCCTGGATCACAACGGTGACTCCAAGCCCAACATCGCCCTTGATCTCGGTCGGCAGGAGCTTGGCCCAGAGTTTGTAGAAGTCGGTCGGCTCTGTACGGCCCCACCTAACAAGGGCAGCGACTCCCCCGAGCTCGTCAAAGGCCTCAATCAGCGCGGCCTTAATGGCTTTGGTTGATTTGTTAGGGACGCCTTTTTTACGGCCCATGCCAGCACTTGGCGGACGCCTAACAGTTTTCACTAGTTTGTTGTCTGGGATAACGGTCATTTTACTGGTCTACCTCTGTTTTCGTAATGCGTCCAATCTGGTTTTGGCTGGCCTTGATTGCCCTGGCAACCTCCATGCCGGTCTCCGTCAATCGCCACGTCAAGGGCTTGCGGCCATCATCTGTGACCAGTCCATCGGCGCGAAGCTTATTGAGGGTTACGCGCGCGGACATGGCGGTTGTATTGACGGCGGTTGCAAGGATGACCGAGGAGTCTGGCCTCTTAAGGAGCGCGATCAATAGGCGCTTGCTCAGGGTGTTGCGCCGGGCATGGGGCGATTTATGGTCAGGGTCTTGTCTGCGCCGTGGAACCGGCTCGCTGTTCGTTGTAGCGGCCTTAGGTTTGCCCTTAGGCTTGGGCTTGGGCTTGGTCATCCGATCTGGTGCGCGCTCATGTGTTTGCTTATAGGCCTGATCAAACTGTGAGCGGGCGGAATCAACCGATACGCCCATCTGCATAGAAACCTGTTGCCATTGCACCCGACCGTCTCTGGTACAGCGAGCTATTATGTCGGCGCTCATGGTTTCTACCCTAGCTCTACCGTGGTGATTTCGCCGCCGCACTTAACGGTAAGTTGAATCGCCGCCTCGACCGCCCCCCTTGCTGTCGCGCCAGCGACCATCGCGCCCATGGCGAAATTATCGCCGCAACCAGATGCGGTGAAGCCAAAAGTCGTATACTCAAAACACTCCTTCCACTTACCCTTGTCCAATGAACGAACGATTTTATCTGGAAAAACAAGGATAGCGGCAACATCTTCTAGTCGCGGCGCGTTTTCCAAATCGTTCGGACTATTTGCTGTCAAAAACCAATCCATAAGCTCCTGGCAATCATAGCTTGGTCCACTTGCGCCTAAAAGATAGCCAAATTTGTTTTTTACTACTTTTTCCATAGCGCCCAATCGATGACCTTGCGCGGTGCTGATCAGAGTATCCCCCGCCATCATCCCGTCCCTGTATGCGATAATCGTCATGCCGCCATCTCCTTAGCTTCGAGTAGATCCAGAGCCTCACTGACGCGTCGCACAAAGGCCCTGCGCACCCACCCCCAATGCCGCTCACCGCCGATTAGGGCCAGAAGTTCTCCCGGCTTAGGCGCAAAGGCCGTGTCACGCCGCAGCCACGCCGCGCAGGCATGTTGGACGGCATCTAGGGGGACGTCGCCAAACACCGACAGCCAGGCGCTCCAAACGTTCGCGGCTTCGAACTCGGTCTGCTTGGCCTGGCCATATGGGCCAAACAGCTTTTCAAGTTCGAAGATCAAGGCCTCCGGCGCAGCCGGTTGCGCAAGCCGCTTGGCCAGATCAAGATATGACCGCAAGGCGGGGATATCCGCCGCCGTCATCGTCTCCACCGCTTTGCGAGGAACGGAGCCGATCAAGCGCGAGTGCAGCGCCTGCTCTTCGAGTCTCGCCAATGGTTGGGGTTGCCGCTCGACTACCGTTAGGGCCGTCATATCCGCCTCCAATGATGTTTGATTGATTTACGCCGGGCATGTCCGCGCTTAGGCGGATGTCCCGCAGCTTGATCGCGTCATCCCGAATCCACGACCAAGACCGGATCGGCTTGCGGGTTCGCTCTGACCGGGTTCGGACCATGCCGATTGCGGCGATGACCTCCGACCACAGGCACGGCTCCCCGCTCTGGGGTTCGACCAAGGCCCGCAGGTCCGCCGCGTGTTTGACCCCGGTTGAGGTCTGGTCCAACTGGTCGCCTGCCGCCGCCGTCGCCTCTGCGAGCATCCTAGCCCAATCGTTCGGATCGCCGGGCGCGCGCGCGTTTATGGTGGTGATAGGTTCTATTAATGGTTCTAATAACGGTTCATTATGCGTCGCAACTGTTGCGACTGGATTTGGAAAGAGTTGCGACTGGTTATCGCAAGAATTGCGACTGGATTCCGCAGATATTGCGACCTGATCTTGGCCCATTTTGAGCGTAAACATGTCGCTTGTCCGCGTACCGTCAGACCGCTTCCGGCTCTCCCGAACAATGATCCCGGCCTCGGTCAACTGCTTAAGGGCATTCCAAACGGTTCGGCTGCTTAGCTCGGTTTCCTCGGCAATTGTGTCCTGTTTTGGCCAGCACTGAGCATCCTTATTGGCGTAATTAGCCAACGAAAGCAGGACTAGCTTTTCACTTGGGGAAATGCCGCGAACAGCAAAGGCCCAACTCATAGCCTGAACGCTCACAGCCCGACCCTCCGCTTGTGGGCCTTTAATGCCCAAAGGACCGTCGTGTGATGGCGGTTAAAGGCCCTGCCTATCTGGGGAAGGCTCCAGCGCCGGGTTCGCCAACATTCATGCATCGCGTCTTGCCGAACGTGCGCGATCCGCATAGACCGGT